GCAAAAAATGCATTATCGAAATCAGAAATGATATCGTATATTGGGCTTAACCGTCCCGCCCGCGGACTTGCTGTCAAATTAGTTAATAAATTATTCATGACGTTAATATTTAATCACACACCCGGGCGAATTCAAGTGTTTTTCCCGCCAACCCACCTCCTTGAACCTATTGATTTATAACTCCTTCAAAATCTATTTATATAAAATCGTATTTTATAAATGTCCTATCTTGTTCATCTAGAAGATTTTCCATTTTATAAGGTTTGCAATGGTTGAGAGTAAAGTCCATATCTCTAAAAAGCATAGGCTGAAATACATAACCATAATTATGTTTATTGTAGTCGATGAACCGGAAACCTAGTTTTTCGTAAAATGGGATAGCATCTTTATCACAATACATTCTTAAAAACCTTGCAAGAGAAAAAGAGTGTCTCCAGGTATGTTCTAATAGATCTTTTGCATGGCCTTGTTTTCTATAATCTGTACTAGTAAAAAGTCTTTTGATGTGAAGATTATCCCCTATTACGTTATACGCGCAACCAGCTACAACATCACCTTTTCCGAGATCCGATATTTTCATAGTTACGTAGGCTCCTTGTTCATAATCCCACCAGCTATTTTTATCCCAATAATCTAAAATATCATTCTGACAGTAGTCTTTTTCCCACCCAGACATTCTTTCTATTAACCCTGTAAAGACTGTTCTTGTAGAGCATAAAACATATTGATGGTCTTTATCCATTCCAGTTATTATATGATAAATCCGTTTATAGGTCAAGTAAAAACTTTTTAAATGCTGCTCTTCTTTTTTTGTTAATGTCTAGGCAGTATTCGCGTTTTTTCATATCTATTTTGTCTTTTTTGTGTTCTTGGATTTTTTCTTTTAATTCATCTTCGTCAATAATAAATCCTTTTCTAAGAGGGTAAGTACCGTTTTTTTTGTTTATAAAATATCTGAATCTAGAGTCAAAGTCTATTTCCTTTACGGTAATAAAATTCACCATATCTGGATCGATTAATTCTTCCCACACAGGGATTTTGGAACACAAAATACTTTTCCCACAACTTAAAGATTCATACATATAGTGCCCGTGACCTTCATATAAAGAAGTACATAAATGTAAATTATATGAATTTAGCATTTCATTAAGATCTTCATCGCTAACATAATAATTAAGATAATTACATTTGGCGAATTTTGCAAATCTATTAGTACTATCAAGCACGGTAATATCTGGATCATTTACCAACATTTCTGTTCCTTTTTGAATTGAGCGACCAGCAAAATGAAACGTTTCATTTTTTATTTTAGTTGGGTTATATCTATCAATAGACCAAAAGGGGAGAACTATCACATTTTTATGGTAAGGTGATAATAATTTTTTAGAATATTCCGATTTAACAACAACATAATTATAGTAATTTTTACTATTTTTTAGGTCTTCTAAATCATTGGTATATAACCATTCTTCATTTAGAATTAATATTTTCTTTTTTATATGGTCCGGTCTACCATGAACATTGTTAAAAATACCTAAGTCTATAGATTCAGGTTGTTTAAAATCATATAAAAATCGCCCATTTTCATATTTTTTTTCATTAGCATTTTGGCAATCTTGCATAATAACGTCATATCGTTCTTTTATACAGTCAAATAATAATTCACCATCTTTTCCGTCTCCTGACCCGTTTTGGTAGTAAAAGATTTTAGCTAATTTCTTCACTATGAAATCTCACAAGCTCCACCAGCACATGCTAGTTCATTGGAAAGGACTGTATCATCAGCTCCTTCTCTTACAAGAGTTAAGTCTACGTTCTTTAAAGAACTAATTAATGCTTCATAAGTTTCTTTTGAGCAATCTTCAAAGGGGGCTTGTTTATATGATCCCCCTTCATATGGTAATACAGACAACCCATTAAATGAAGCTGTGTTTCCCCACATCCATTCACCCACATCTGTCCATTCGTGTTCTCTAATAGATATGGTTGCTGATACATTGTGTTTGTTTGCACCTTTTCTATGACCATTTGATACCCATTCGTCAGTAATTTTTTTAATTCTAGTTAATAATTGTAAAGCTGATTCTGTTCTATAAATTGCACCGTCTGGTGCTCTTTGAGGTACACCAATGACGGCAGTGTCGTGCGGTCTAAAAAATTCATCTTCCACTAAATCCTTATGATTTGAATGAAGGTAATTATAAAGTGCTTCATTTTTACCGACACGAATTCTACGAATATAATGATCATTGTGCCATGCATGGATACCAGAAGAGGTACCTAACACTAGTGAAGTTGTGCCTGCAGGTTTAACACAAGTAGTTCTTGCTGCTTCGTTTATTCCTATAATTTTTGCAACTCTTGAATTTTCTTTTTTAACTGCTTCTGCTGTTGCTTTTAAATTTAAGCTAAGTACTGCTCCTGAACCTATACCTGTCATACTGACACCTAATAACGCATCTTTTTCTGTGTTTCTTTGCCATATAGGACGAAGATAGTGAAAGTCTGTATATGAAGCTTGCAATGTACCAATAAATGCTGCTGCTCGAGCTCGTTCTTCAAGATCTTTTTGATCTTTTATGTTACTTGCATTAATTTCTGTGAGATTACAGAATTGGTATGGTCTTAGCCCAATTTCACAACAAGGATTGGTACCCCAATCTTTATCATTTGAGAAATAAAACCCCGGTTCACCTGATCCAGAAGCTTCTATTCTCTTCCATAAGTTTAAAAAATAATCTTTAGTAATTTTATGACGCATTAATACAGCTGAATTATTAGCTCTCCCTCTTTGCGCATTCTTTTCCCACCAATTACCTGCTTTACATGCGATCATTTCATCATCATCAGCAGAGAAGAGGGAAATCATAGCTGCTCTTCTTATACCACCCGCTAGTACTGCGTCAGCCATGTGACACATAATATCATGACATTCAATTGATGTTAATTTGCTATTATCTTCTTTTTGTGATAAAATACCGTCTATTTTGACTAAACATTCTCTTAGTGGTTGAGGACCAGGAGCTTTACCCCCTGATGTTACTAATAATGCTCCTTTAGGTCTAATATCGCTATAGTCGAAACGAATTTTAGATAATCCTTTGAAATAACATTCTAATAAGGCTTTTACTGCGTCTGCCCAACCTTCGATTGAATCACCAATTAGATACCTTCTTGTTCTTTTATCGTTTGGTTTGTTTATTTCGGATAATTGGTCGACGTGATGCGTTTGAACCGAATAACCAACACCTGTTCCTCCTAACAATAAGAACATTGCTTCACTAAATGAACGATAATCGTCACAAGGTAAGTAAGCACAATTAAAAATTTTAGATGGGTTTCTATCAATAGGAGCACCTCCAAATTGAAGCGATCTCATAGAAGGTAATACTTTTTTGGCTGTTACTAATTTATACACATTGTTTATTTCATCTTTTAATTTAGGATATTTTTTAATGTGCATTTTTTTATTTCTTGAAACGATTTCATTCCATGTTTCGCGTCTTTGTTGTTTTTCTAAATATTTTGCATACTTGTTATGTACTGTTATGTCTGAAAGTATTTTCGTTGAAATGTCCATCTTGATATGTCTTAATTTAAGCTCTTAACCCGGTTTTTACACCGGAATTTTTGATTTTTTTAGGGTTTTTTTGGGTAAAGTAAAGACCCCCTAGGTGGTTAGCTAGTTTGAGTTAATTTCCCTTTTGCAAATTGTTTCTATTTAATCAAAAATGAACTTTTTGTATGATTTTTAATAAATATTAGATTTCTTCTATTAGGTTAGATGTATCACAAACTATATAAGAAGTTAAACCAGCCATTCTTTCATAGAATGGAATATCTTTATTTGCAAAAAAATCTTCATAATTAAATTTAACATTATCTGACATATCAGAAAGGCTATCAAAAGGATACAAACCTATTGAATATTTACCATAGCTGCTGCTAGTGCTAACATTAAACTCAGACATCATATGTCTGTAGTTATCAAAGCTCATTGTATATTTTTCTTTGTGTGATGCGTAAGCTAATTTTTTAGAAATGATTCTATATATAGCGTTCCCTTTACATATTACACCATAAAAATGTTTGATTTTAATACCTTCGTTAGTACGTACTAAATGTGAAAATTTTATTGGTGATATTTTTTTGTTTATAAGAAGCCTAGATTCGTCAAATTTATTTTTTATCTCAAAGCCATAAAACAAAAAAGAGTAGTTTGTAAAAAATTCCGTTGATATACGGTATTTTTCATTATCTATTTTGTGTTCACTTAAGCTCGTTAGTAACGGGTTCATAGACATATATTAAAGTATAATTTAAATAAGTCAAGTCGAACCATCGCCTGCGGGAAATGATTTTACAATAAGAAGATTGGGTAATTTTAAAATTTTTCCTATTTTTCCCGTTGGTGTTTCTACTGTAATTGAAACGCTGTCTCGTCCGATTAAAACGGGACCTCTAATAATTTTACCACCTACTTGTCTAATAGTTTTAATGGCACCCGACCTAATGTCGATTGTTTTTAACGTATAATCGTTATGTATATCTACAGTGAGTAGCTCATCAGGCATAAAAGTATTTATTACTTTTTAGCTTTTGATGTTTTTGTTAACAGGTCTATAACCGTATCTAATTTACCAGATAGTTCAGAAATAACTTCTTTATAGTTTTCAATAGATTGATTTAAAAAGTTAACTGTATTTTGAGCTGTAACTAAATTATTATCAATACTTTGAATTTTCAGCTCTTTTTGATCTAGTTCTTTATAAAGATCATTGATTTTTTTGATTTCGTCAGTTTCAAGTGCCATACAATCATTTATTACCGGGGTGCGCCTAATCCAGGCTGAGGCGTGATCGGTTTTGTTTCGTTGGCTTTTTTCTGTGCGTCGTTTTGTTCTTTTATTTCTTTTGCTAATGTCTTTATCTGTAATATAGATTCAACAGGACTCATGTGGTATAAAAAATCTGATAACGGTATATGTAATTTGCTACAACATAGATATTCATAGTAATATATATTTTTTAAATCCTCACTAAAACACGCTTTTAAAAAATCAAAATTTTGTTTTGAATTAAATGAAAAATAAAAGTCAATTTTTTGACCTTCTTCGTAAACCCATGAAAACAGTTTTATTTGTTTATAGTTAGAATCGCTTTTAATATTTCTCATTATCTTTTTTGTTAATTTGGCTGGTATATAATTCAAAATTTTATCTCTCATTTCAGGTTCAGTNTCATTCATGATAACCTTATTGCCTGCAATAGAGATTGAATATATTTTATCATATAACAAATCTCTATTGCTAATTAAGTAAGGATAACTAATTTCTACTTTTATGTTATTTTCTTTATCTTCTATTTCTTTAATTTCAGGTACATAATTTTCTATTATAGTTTTGGATACGTTGCTTAATGATATAGTGTTTTGAATATCTGTTTTACCCGTTATGATTATATTTTCACCAATTGATATGATTCTAGAAGAGAGTAAAATTAAAATTTTATCTATGTAGTTTAATGAACACTGTGTTTTGCAAATATCGTATACCAAAAATTCAAAATAGTTGCAAAGATTTTCNTCGTCCTCATTTTTAATAAATTTTAAAATGTTTTTATATTCATAGTTAGTTATTTCTCTACATGTTACTTGCCTATCGCTTGTAATAATGACAGGGTACATGTAGGTGTTTACCATTTGCTAATAATATAATCTATTTTAAAATAGTCAAGATCCTAATTTTGAAATGGGGATATTTTAGGAATTAAACTTTTCCAACCTTTAGAACTGATTTTGTTAATAATATCGGGTAAAGGTAAATATAAATTATTTCTTACAGCGTAATTTGAAAATGCCCATTCTGTAGAATTAATTTCTAGTGCTTCTGCATCGTATGTTAAATTTTTATTACTAATCGAAGTAGGCATACAGTTATAAAAGGTCCAAATTTTTCTTGGTATTTGTGCTATGTTGTGATATGTTCTAGTAAATTGTAGTATAGTAATTGTAGTGCCCACATTTCTTGGATCNCCGGGTGGTCTTGCTACCATACCAAAATGTTCAGCTAATATTGTCCAAGGTCTAACAACAAAATCAACGAAGCTTGTATTTGTTTCTCTAAATTCTAAAGTTAAATCACTAAATGGTTGTCTACCAGTTGCTATAAGGCCAGGAATAAACCCTCTCTGTTTGTCTCCAAAAGCTTTATCTCTATTTACCTCTAACATTTCCAACCCCGGTATACTCGCTCCTTGAGCAAAAATACAGCCAGTTACTTTATTCAAAGGATACGATTTTAAAATACTTACTGCTTGTGATATATCAAAGTTGTGNTAATTACCTTCAGTTCTTTCTAAATTTTGTATAACAGCTGTTTGTAATAAAATGGGGTAATTTTCAATTAACACCATCCATTGCGTACGCATTGGTATGGTGGTAAACCACGATTCCATTTGAGTTAAAAAATAATCTCTTGTGCTAATTAAAGGTACCCCAGGGACTGTAAATCCAAATAATGATGTAATAGATGGTTGTGTTAAAGGGTTAGTACCTTTTAATAACGCAGATACATTATCACCAAAACCTCTAATTGCTTCTGTAAAAGGATTATTCAATTTTAATTATTTAAGTTTGTTATAAAGGGTAAGCGTCCCGATAAAAAAGAATTTTTTACTTTTATATTTTTTACATAACGATATCCANACACGTTGCGCGTCTTCGCTCGCTTCGAAATAATCTGTTTTTAATTTANCAAATTTTTTTAATGCTTTTTCGTAAAGTAATTTACCAAAACCTTTNTTTCTATATCTAAGATCTACGTGTGAAGAAATGACAAAATATTTTTTTTCTCGAGCAAAGTCTACTTCTAATTTACCTATTTCGGAATTTTTATATCTGTTNATTTTCATTAGTNTAAAGTGCCAAACNTCTCCTTTGAATTCTGAAGTTACTTTTACTTGGAGNTTATNTTTANACTTCACAAATACATTTTAATGAAATGTGGCTAAATTAATTAGTTTCGCTGCCAGTAATGGTAAGCCATTGTAGCTGTGAAGGTGACTGTTGCTCCTGTTCCAGCTGATATGTTATAATCTATTGGGCCAACACTTCTAATAGAAGTGCCAACTAATTTATAACTCGCTATTTCATCTAATTGAGTATCTAGTTGAACAAGATTTACAGATGCTGATTGTCTTGGAGCAAAATAGTTACCTGTGCTTGTTGCATCGTCGAAAATATCTCTTGACATATCTTCAAATTTTTGTCTTATTTGTGAGTTTTGATCACAATAGAATGCAAGTGTGTAACCTTCGCTTCCTGGGTATGTCACACTACCGGGGAGATTAAACTGCAGCCCCATGTAAGGTACTGCTACGTTGGATATTGTTCTTTCTGGCAACTGTGCTGCTGTGCAATATACTAAGTCGTCTTCATCAAATGTTGTGTCNGTGGCGCCACCGCCGTCTATTGATAACACTCTGAANTGAAAATCTCTTGCGAAATCTCTTTCGATTGCTACTCTGTAAAAATCAGAAATTGTNTGTNNTACATCTGGCATACAAATATTTAATCCAAACAAACAAAGACCCCGAAAATTTTCGGGGTTTGTTTAAATTAGTCAAGTTAGCTTGATTATTATCCAACAATTTCGCTAAAGTCTTGACCAGTTCTGGTTGCATAGAAGTTAACCAATATGAACTCAGCTGCTCGAACTGGTTTCAAATAAATGTCAACAACTAGCTCATTAGCATCAATAACTTCTGGTGTATTGTTACGCTCATCACAAACAACAAGGTAATCATATAACCCTTCATTATTTTTTGCATCTTCCATAATAGGATTGATAACATTAAGAACATTTGTTCTTGTAAACAACGTATTTGGTTCAAATACGAAATACTTAACTGTTTCTTTAACTCGTTTTTCGAGATATATGAACAATCTTCTTACATTAATTCTATCAAATGCACTTGGTTTAGTCTGTAGTGTTTTTTGACCGTAAATTACATACCCTTCACTCGCAAAGAATGCAACTGGGTTAGTATTGGTTTGATCATATATAGAATCACGTTGTTTCTGGTTCGGGTAAATTGCAACATCGTTTATTGAGTCTAAAAGGCCTCTTGTAAACCCGGCTGGTGCATACCATGGTGCGAAGGCAGCATCTGTTTGTGCATATTTAGCAGCTGCTATACCAGACATTGGCATCCATACTTGACCAGATACGTTGTTATCAAGAACTTGTGCCCATGTAGCATAAGCTGCTGCATAGTTTGTATTAATAAGAGAATAACAATTCTTTAAAGGTTGTAATATGTTTATCGGGAATGTATTTCCTGGTATATTAATAACCTTGGTGTTTTCACCTTGAACAAATATTTGTCTAATTGGATCGGAAACATAAATGAAATCCTTTCTTGTATTTTGAGCAAACGTAATGAATTTGGTTTGAACAGAATTCCAATCAGATCTAACTGCTGTTGCCAACGCACCAAGAGTTGGTGATGTTGCTGTTAACTGATTCATTCCCGTTAAAGCATCTCTATCATCAAAAAACTGCGTACTAGCATT